CGGATTGTTTCGCCCTCAGTCCGTGAAACATAAAAATCAGCCAGCTTTTCGCTATCGGCGGGTGATAAACGCTTTATATTTATCATGCCCGCCGCCGATTTTAATTCCTTTGTTTCGATCTTGTCCGGTACGCTCAAAATTTCCTTCGCCGTCAAAAATTTTTTCATATGACCGTACTCTCCGTTGTTGACAATAAGCTGATTTTGGCAATTGTGAATTTTACCATTGCATCGCTGTCAACCTCCTTGACGTAGGGAGCACTCCACCGCATGACTTTGCCGTCAAAATAATATTTAGTCTGCGGGCTATCGCTATATTCCAGCATAAACTTTTCACGGGACTTCGCAGTTACAGCAGCAATCAAAGCCAATTGCGCCGTGTCAGTTGAATTATAGGCAACCTCAACATCAAACTTACTGATAACCGGAAAGCCCTGATGTATCTGTCTTGATGTATCGGCAAGCGTGGTTCTGTCCCGCTCGCTGTATTCTTCGGAAATTTCGGGAATATCAGCCAGCTCTCCGATTTCCACATAAGATGAAGGGCTGCCGCATTTTATCTGTAATGAACATCCTTGAGAATCAATTCTATTGTCAGACATTTTTTATACTCCTTTTTTGGTTATGTTGTGGCTTCAATATGGCCGATTTTGAACTCCATCACGCGTCTGAAAATATTCAAATCGGGTTCATAGTCATCACTTCTTGTTGTCATTATTACACTTTGTATTTTTACACTGGATACGGTTCCAGAATACCCGTCCAATGCTATTCTTATAATTTCCCCGCCAGTTTCAGCGGCGGTATCCGTAACCGCACAATATGAAACTTCAAACGTTGTCCGCGCTTTTCCGGCATGCCCGGAAAGTATTCTTTCGGTCTCGTCAGCGGTCATGCGGAATACAACAGCGGGCAAAGTAAACCCTTGCGGCAACATTACGGAATATATTCTCGTCCCGACTAATGCCGTCAAAGCCGTTGTATCTTCAAGAATTGTTGCCAGTGCTGTTTTTAAGCTCATCTATGTGCCTTGCCTACAATGTATTTAGCAATCCTGGTTTGTAACTGATTTTTTAATTCTTCAGCCGCTTTAGCTTTGTTATCCTCAACGCCGGGGATAAAAAACGGTTTTCGTTTAATTCCACCTGTGGTTGTAATCTGTCTGAAATTGTCTGCAAATTTTCTTACCCGATATATTTCCAGGCTGTTTTTGTTATATCCAAGCTTTACCGTCCATCCTTTAATATTCTTGCCTTTTATCGGCCTTTCCTCAACAGTACCAAACTCAAAAAAATGGGCATGATATGCAGGCGGCCCCATGAATACCATGATATTGCCAGGAGGTGCGCCCTTTACTTTTCCGACTTTAACGCCTTTTAAAAGATTCCCGGTATGCCTTTTAAATTGTTGCTGAATCTTGGTTTTAATCGGTTTCGCTATTCCTAAGTTGGCCGCCGACCGGATAGACGCATCAAGCATTTTGCTTTCGATTTCAGGCGCGAAATTACCTAAGAATTTAATCAAATCCTCCGATCCTTTTACGGTAAAACCTCTTTGATAATTAAACGCCATTAGTCATTGTACCCATGATCTTGTTTTTCAGTCTTAATCAAAAGCCCTTCATGCCGTCCGATTTCGACAATGCCAAGTATTGAATATACGCCTCCATCATATTTGATCCGCATCTTTTCAGTCAAACTGCGTAAATATCTGATTTCAAAATTAGTCGTCATGCTTGCTATCACTGCACTATTGAATTTTTCAGAGCCGCCCGTATCCGTCTTTTTCGCCCAGACAGTCTGCCACGTTGCCCATGATTTTATTACCTCCTTAGAGGAATTAAGCGTTTCAGTCGCCTTTTCAATTACTATTTTACGGTCAAGCCTTGCCGCTCTCATTTTTAGCCTTTATAGGTTTTATAATTGCGTAAAAATAAAGCCCAAACATTACCAAGCAACTTGTCATAATTTTCATCAGGGCGGTCATAAAGCCTCTCTACGCCTATCTTCAGCATGGTAATAATATCTTCAGGGACTTCGGTGTATCCGCAAACGAATTGAATCTCTATGGGATTAACCGGGTACAATTCAGTTGTCGGCCATGACTGATCGTATCCCAGAGATACGCGCCCAGGATATGAATTAGCGTCAACGATATACAGGCTTGACGAAATCGCAGATGATAAAGTCCCGGCTGTGTTTTTGTACTTGATATGCGTAATGGTTTGCAGCGGGGCCATGGGTAAAATAAAATAATCAGACGGCCAATCGGAATAAAACGCCTGCCACGTCTGCGTAACAATTGCTGAATCCATGAGGTTCTCAGCCGTTGTACGCACTGATTTAATAATGTCCGTAATTAAAGCATTATCATCATTATGCGTGACTCTTAAAAACTCTTTAGCTTTTGCCAGAGTCAAAGGCTCATTTAGCGGATGCGTGTATATTTTTTTGGCAGAGTATATCATATCTGATACCTTCGTTTTGCGTGTTCCCATGCTTCGCCACTTCTCATTTCGTCAAGCATCCATTGCTTATACGCTAAGTCATACGCCCATTGATCCCGATAAAAAACCTTGAAGCCATTTTCTATTTCATGCGACGTTACCGGATACGCCATTGCCATTTTGTCACTTGTGATTGTGGGGATACCCGCAAACGTAGACTCGACGCCGGAATTGCTATTCATCGTTACTACGCACATTGCGCCGGCTAAATCTTCGGCCAATGACCTATTGCTTGATTCGACACCTTCAAATTTTTTTCTGGCTTTTTTACGCTCAAGTTCAACCGGGTGCTGCCTGAATACAATCCTTGCGTCGGATATGGCTTTAATTTTCTCGATGGTTTTATGATACCATTTATTGATATTAATACCGTCAAGGCTTGCATCCCCTTGTACCTGGCCGATTAAAAGCCATGAGCCAGAAGCATTTATAGAATAATCCCGCATTGCCCCGGCATGATTTTTGTTGAATCTGTCCGAGAGCGATTTCTCACAATGCGACCAATCGGCTTTACCGTTTAATCCGTTAAAGCACATGGCTGTGTATTTCGTTCTATCCCCGATATACCCGCGCTCAAGAGTGAGATAATCATTGCCATGAGCTTTCTGATAATTGATAATTTTAGTATGCCGATGCGACCAGAAAACAGCCAGGTCACACGACTTGATATTCATTGTAGAGAGTATGTCGGCATTAATCCCATGCCGACATAGCCCCGCCTGAAATGCCCTAAGCCATTCAATTGACCAAACTTGGTTATGAGTATAAAGATTAATTTTCATTCCATTCTCGGAGCCATCGGCGTAAATGTTTCTCCTGTTGTGTGATCTTTTATCCATGCTTTTTTGTTATACATGGGTGATAATTCTTTTAATCTTTTGTCCATTCGACTAACCATTCTCAATGCTTCATTTACCCTGTTAATGCATTCAATCTGTTCCTTGCTGCTGGGCATTAAATCCAAAAAATATAATGTTTCTTTTAACACCTGGCACACCGGGCGATAAACCGGCATTATAAAACTTCCTGAATATCTGCCTTGCTGAAACATTCCAACGCAGATTGACGACTGCAATTGATAACCTCAATATTCATTTCGTCCAGGATTAACGCCGCATCGTAAAAATATTTTCTAAATATTTTAACACATTCTGAATTTTTTAATGGTTTTGGATGATCTTTATGCCAATGCTTTTTGTCATCAATAAATTTCATGTCATAGCCAAGCAAGAGGATTTTCTTGCATCCGAAATGAACCGCTAAATTTAAAGCCTGATAGCCGCCATTCCTGCCAGTCTTTAATCCAGGCCATTGAGTTTCAATTCCTTCAATGCCGGTATTATTCATTTTGCATACACCATCGCCGCCATACATGAGGCTATACTTTTGACCAGCAAACTTTGGCTGATACGTTTCCCACCATATTTTTTCACAAGCGTATAAAGCATTAGCCTCTGGACAAATCTGATAGCCGTTATTGACCACCATGATATAGCAATCTGATGTTACGGCATAGTCAACCTGCTCGGTTGTTAATGACGGTCCGCCGCCGATTAATACACAAGGCTTATCTGACCAGTCCAGTTTCATGCTGGCTTCCTTCCGCGCCGCTTGTATGGCAGTATGGCATTTTCCTGCTCTTCCTGTATGGCAAACTCAATCGGCTTTGTTAATTCAATCTGCACGACATCACCGATCACATTTGCATCTGTCAGCGTCTTTGCATCGCCTTCGTCAATGTTTATAGTCTGACCCTGCTTGTATGTCCGATTATTCCAGAAGATTTCTTTCAAGCAGATCGCTTTGAAAAATTTGCTCATAGCGTCCCCCTTTGCTGGAACAGCAAATCATCATTCAGGTTGCCCCAAATTTTGCGTATTTCGGACAAGACATGCTCACCGCCGACATATTGCTGGACTGCCCGGCTATCCTCCGTGATCCGTTGCTCAAGTTTGATTCGTTTCTGCTTCAGGTCAATCCTGATTTTCTCGCATTTCTCATTCCAGACATCCTGTAGGCGCTCTTCAAAGCCGTACATAAACCGGCATTTGAGTAAATCAGCTTGTGAAGGTATCACGATTTTTATTCCTAATCCCGCCGCTACGCCAAGCCAGAACTCACATGACGGACGCTGATTCTCATACTCTGTACCCACGGCCATGTCTACGCCGTAAACCTGAATCTCTTTAAACCCTAAATATATTGCCAATGCTATCTCGTAGGAAATCGTATTGGTAATATATCGGCAAATATCCAGCGTGATTCCTTTTTCAGAAAAAAACTGAATGACCTCGTTTATCGGATATGGCACTGACAAAGGTATCAGGTTTATCCAATGCTTTTGCATATAAATTGAGCATCCGATTTTTGCCAGCCCTTGCATATAATTTAAAACTGGCTGACCCCTGAAATCAGGTGATCCGCGCCGAAGCAGCTTGCCGGCCTTGTCCTGCCATAAATTATGAATCTCAAACCATCTGTCATAATGAGCGCCATTAAGGTCAACGCCGTAAAGATTGTTAACGCCCCAAAATTCAGCGTCTTTGTCGTTCCACGGCACCGCGTCCTTCGTCCCGGCGCACCCGACAATATAGACTTTATCCTTTTCCTTCACCGGAAATTTGATTTCCATTTCGCCGGTTGTGCCGTTATCATACTTGACAGGGATAGTTTTTGACTCGTAATTCATAGGCATCCTTTCATTTGATTAGAGGGGGGTTTCCCCCCCTCTGTTTAAAGTTATTTTGAAGTTGACCGATTAATGGAAACAGAAACAAACATTGCCTTTGCCGGTGTATCCTCCGGCTCCCTTATGACAGTAACCGTATAAGGGTTTGCATGTTCTGTTGACTTGACTCCGATTGCCAGATACCGCTTGCCATCAGCCATAAACTGCTGGTCAATGCCGATATGCGCTGTAAACACGCCGCCTACTCCTACCTGTGAACTACCAGTAGTGCCGAGCGTAAGTAAATGCGTTCCGTCAGGGTCTTTAGGAATAATGCGAACACATGGCACACCCGCGGCCTCAGTAGCGGCCTCCCAATTAGCAGTGATTACAGTTGAAGTGTTGTCAGCCGTTGAATTAAACATTGCCGCAAAAGCCTGACAAGTTACAGTCGCAGCCGCCGCCGCGCTCGCGCATGCAAACTGATTCGCAGCCGCCGTTGCCGTCGCGCCTGTAAAAACAACTCCATTAACGGTAATTTGAAGCGGGACCGCGCTTGTCAATGTTGACAAAAATACAAACCCTTCACGGCATTTTACGGATGTGCTGATGCCGGTTGCAGAATCTTTACCGACAACCGCCGTTGCTGTTGCCATTGCGCTCGCGCCTCCGCCGGTACTGTTTGACGCCTGAAGCGCCCTGATTGTAAA